TCCAGCACTCCAACAGTTATTGAATTTCCGGCTTGTTTATACATTTGTGAATCTGAACAAGGCATTTTGAATGAATCCGGGAAATCTTGCAATCTAAAGCATTCTCTTGGTGTTAATCTTCTTATTTTATAATCATTTCCAACAAACGGAACACAATTACCTCTTGACATATTTTCATTTGGTTCTTTCATCGAAGAACATAAACAAGGTGAATTTTCATCCTTTCTAATTCTTAACCCTTCATCCGTTCTATAATCTGCAATCCATATTCCTTGATTGCATTGTGTGTCTAAAGTTTGTGCAACTTCTTTTCCAACCCCTCCGCGCCTTGTTTCTGAATTTGGTTGACTAAAGTTGATTGAATCACCTTCTTTTGCATTTTCATAACCTTTTTTTGTAGCTGACTTTACTTTTAATACATTCATTCCACGAGCAATTTTATAATCACTTGCGCATATTGTACTGGCAACATCTTCTTCTGTTTTAGGTTCTGAATGAAAACCTGAATCGTTATAACACAATCTGTTTACAGCATTATCACTTAAAAAATACTTTTCATCAACATCATCTTCCAAAATATCTTTCAACCTTTTTGTTAAATGTTCTTTTGGTGGAAATATAAAGCTATTATCAGCATCATCACGAATACCAATTATAAAAATCCTTTCCCGGTTCTGTGGAACACCGTAATCTTTTGAATTTAATACCTTATGGTAAACGTGATAATTTGCGCTTTCTTCGTGTGGAAATATTACCGGTTGACCGTTTACCGATTTACTTAAATAATCAATCCAGCGTTGAAATGTTCGCCCATTATCATCAGAAAGTAAACCTTTGACATTCTCAAAAATAAAATATCTTGGTTTGTTTTTTAATATAAATTCGTGTGAATTGTAGAATAATACACCGCGTTCTTCTGTTTCTCCTTTCCTTTTTCCGGCAATGCTGAAAGCTTGACAAGGTGGTGAAGTCATATAAACATCAATACTTTCTTTTGGAATTTCGCGATTATAAACATTTTCCGGATAGTATTTCGGTATGCCGTAATTTTCAATAAATGTTTTCCGGGCGTGTTTATCCATATCACAAGCAAATATTGTTTCGTAATTTATTCCTAATCTTTTTAACGCTTGGTCAAATGCACCAACACCGGAAAAATCGCTTCCAACTTTTAAATTCTTCATTTTGCTTTTAGTTTTTTAGTTTTGTCTTTAAATATAACCTTTATTTCGATAAGTTCGGGTATTGAGTATTTTTTTAATGTGTTTTTTCTTTGCTCTAATTCGTCAAATCTTTGTTGGCCGATCTTTTTAATCAATCGCGGATAATATTCCGCAAGGTTGCCGGATTTGTTTTTGTTGCAGTTAAACCAACATTGTGAATGTGCGTTATCAACATCAAGCGCAACACTTTTGTTTTGGCCTTGTGGGAAATAATGACCGGAAGTTAACCGATAAGTTCCTGGAGCAGCATCACAAGAAATACATTTTTCGTTCTTGTCGCGCTCTCTTATGTATGAATTAAACACTTTCAACGCTTCTTGGTAATAATCCATCCAAGTTTTCATTGATTGCTTTAAATCGCGCGTTTCTTTCCTTTGCTTTTTTGCTTCCAGCACCTTAGAATATTCAATTGCACAAATTGGTGAACAAACGGCTTGTAAAGGCTTCATTCTTTCAAATGGTGTTTTGCATTGTTTACATTTATAAAGTCGTTTAGGCTTCTTCTTTGGTTGCTTTTCTTCCTTGTGTTTACATTCGTTTGAACAAAACTTTTGATTGAAATAAACAACTTCAAATTTTATGTTGCAATTCTTACACCGCATTAAAATAATGTTATTTGATTTTTAAATTCTTCATTTATTTTTGTATAAATGGTTGTGTTCATTTTTATTTCATCTATTTTTCGTTTACCATCTTTATCTTTTATAAAAAATTCAATATCTTTATCTTTTGGATAACCACCTCTTGCCCAATTAAATTCAGTTTCTTTTAATAATTTCTTCCATTCTCTTTTATTGCAAGTTGGATAAATATATCTAAATTGTTTTCCATATAATATTCTATAACCTTGCTCACTTATAATGTCAAACGCCCGAGTTCCATATTTTTGACCTTTTTTAGAATTAATTCCTTGTAATGTTCTAACGTGTATGCGGACATTATTTTTATCTAAATATGCTTCGGTCCAAATATAACCGCCATAAAAAAAATTAGACGCCTGGTAAACATATCCGGGTTTTCCCATTATCCCATCTGCCCAACTGAAAATGAGTTTTATTTGTGGCATATCTTTTTTTACAAGTTTTATCACTTTAGATATAAACTCACTTTCTGAATTTTTTGGCATACTATCAGATAAACACAGTTTTCCGCATTCAAAATAATCTTTTGTTCCAAGTGATGGAAATAATTTTTTTATAGTGTGCAGCGGTCTTGTTCCCCATCCCAATGTAAAAACTCCAACCAATTTTTTACCTTCGTATGCTCCAATATAAAATTTAGTAAGTCGTGGCATCACTTTTGAATAATGATATTTAGAAACAACTTCAATTGCTTCTCTTTTTGTAATATAATAAACTCTATCTATTGCCATTATTTTTTTCAAATTTTTGTAAATCTTCAATAAAATTTTGAATTAACAAAATATTATTTAAATGTTCTTCTAAATCTTCACTTCCATCAACTAAATCAATTATCCAACCAATTTTACAATACATAATTTCTGTTGTTTTCCAACCTTCAAAATTATCATCTTGCCAATTTAATTGATGTTTTTGTATTATCTCATTTATATTCATATTTCATTTTTTAACATTATCTAAAAAACATTAAAACGCTTTTTTAGTTTTGTGTTATAAATATATTTTGTTTTCTTGTTCCATCTGCTGTACCAAAAAATAATTCTGTTTAAATTCTTCGGCATCCATTAAATAAATACCATTATCTGAAGCAAAGTTTCTGAAGCGTTCAATTGCAATATTCATTTCATCTGTCGAAATGTTTTTTGTACTCTTTAAATCTTCACGAATTTCACCGGTTTTTTTATTGGTCCTTTCGTAAATAAATAATTCAGCGTTTACAGTTGCTTTGAAAATTGTTTGCTTAGTGTATTCGATTGTTTCACCGTATTCAACCGCGAAAATTGTTAAGATAGCGTGAAGATATGAATTTTGTTTAACTGATCGCATTGCTTTCTTTTCAGTCAATTCAATTTTTGCACCTTTTTCAATAAGTTGTGAAAGCTTTGTTTCCGCTTTCTTTGCTTCAAATGGTTTTGATAAGTCTAACAACATAATTAAATTTTAACATTTTTCAATAATCTTTCATTTATTCGCTTCAATTTCTTTATTTCTGCTTCCTGGATGCCTATTTGAACCGCTTGTTTTGTTATCATTATTTCATTTTTCTTGTGTTCTTTTGCATAATCATTGTTTAATTCTACCAATGAACCAATGAATTTAATTGATTCGGTTATGTCATTAATCACCGTTTGTGCGTTCTTTGGAATAGGTTTAAACGCTTCTTCTTTTGTTTTTGGTGCTTGTATCGTGTATTTCTTTTTAAGGCCTTGCACAATCTTTTCCAATTTAGCTTTGTTTGTTATTATATCTATAATCATTTTATTTGTTTTTATTGCCAAATATCCAATCCGGGTTCTTCCCACTCTTCAATTTTTCCTTGTGGCTCAATTCTGTTGTTAATATTAAATTCTTTGTTCGGTGTTAATTTTATTGGTTCTTTAATCGGCTCAACCTTTGCCGGTTTACTTCTTTCCGTTGCGTATTTTTTTACATTCCCATTAACAGTTTGTTCCGTTATGAAATATACTAATTTTTCAACATCAAATTGTAATGAAGTAAAACCAACATTTCCGCAACTTCGCGGTTTAACTTTGTGAACTGAAATGTCCGCGCTTGTTGTTTCGGTGCTTTCCCGGTGAACCGTTATCATACATTTACCGGAGTTAAACCATTCCGAACCGCCTTTTAAATCGTATGGTGTTGGTGCTTTCCTTGTTCCGTTTTCTTTTTCTGTTAGCTTTGGGTGTATTACCGTGTGAATATGTAAATTATTATCTTCAGCGGTTTGATTTCTATAAGGCAATACGGCTTCTAAATACATTGCATAACCGCCATATTCATTGTAGGGGTGGCTCATATCCTTCCAGGAATCAATTGAAGCCGTTTGAATTTCGTCTTTCATACTTGCCGCCATATCATAAAATTCAAAAGGTGTTAATTTTGCTTTTACATCTGCTTTGGTTAATACTTTAAAGTGTTCCAACAACCATTCAGTTTGTCGATATATTTCTTGGTCCGAAATAACATTTTTATATTTTGGATTAAAACATTTCGCGGTTTTCTTATGTAGTAAATCAGCAATTATTTCAATATTGCTTCCAACATCCGGAAAATATACAAGGTGTTTCCAGCCGTAATAAAGTGAAGTGTTTAAAAGCAATTCCATTAATACTTGAGTTTTTCCGCTTCGTGGAAATCCGGTCCAATCGGTGCAAGTTCCTAATTGCATTGTATAAAGATCGTTTAAATTCTCAAAACCTAAATATTTGCCTTTTTCGTTGTATGTATCGCGATATTCAATTAATGCTTCAGTAACTTCAACCGCTTTTGTTATTTTAAAACCTTTCTTCATTAATCAAAAGTATTTAAGCGTTTAACTTTCTTTTTATATTTTCCATCAAAATCATTAGTGTACCAACGTGAAAGTCTTTGCGATAAACCAAATGATTTTTGTTTTTCAAATAACATTTTTTTATCATTCTCACCATATTGCGCCCAATAAGATTCAAAATCAATATAAAGTTCTTTTGGATATTTATCCGGGTTTTCTTTATTAAAATTTGTTAGTGATTGACGAAAGTCTTTCTTTCGCTCAATAATATTTTTCTTTCCTTTCTTTCTTTCTTCTATTGTATGCCCTTCGCGTTGCGCTTGCGTTTCCTTTGCGTTGCTCTTGCGTTTCTCAATACTTTGATAATGTTCGTAATTCTCAATGGTAATAAGGGTTGTGCTTTGTTTCCCTTTTCCAACTGTTTGACGCTTCAGCATTTTATCACTTTCCAGCAAATCAAAGAAGGAAACAACCGATTTTGTGCCGGTGTTTAATATCTTGGCCCAAGAACGTAAACTTTTCGCGCTTTGACCTTTATCAATCTGAATTAAATTATTACCTATCATAACCTTTCCAGGCAAATAATTCACTTCCAATAATAGTATTAACCACCATTTCAACTTTTCCGCATCTTGGAAAATCCAATGTTCGGCAAGTTTTCGTTCAATTTTGATAAAGCCTTTACTATACATTTGAAACCTCCTTCAAATATTTATTAAGATTCCAAACACTTCTATGATAGTCCAATTTAGTTACTGAATTTCTATTTGCATCCCAAGATTCATTTAAATAAATTAAATTATTAATATGAACATTGTTTTTTATAATTCCAAATCGAAAATCTAAAATTAATAATAAATCTGCTTTTAAATCTTCAGATAAATCAAAAGTTTCTAAAGCGTGTACAATGTAAGTTGAATCCAATTCATTCATTGGCTTTCCGGCATATTTGCCAAAAGGAAATTTTTTATAAGTCATAATTTTTATAATATAAAACAACCAATAGAGAGTAATCAAAGGTAACCGCCAGGAAACCGCATAACCTCTCTAAAGGTTGCTTAAATGTTTATAATAGTAGTATTCATTTGGCGGTTTTAAGTGATTACAATGCAAAGATAACATTTTATTTATACATTTCAATTATTCTT